AGCCTAGGGCGGCGTGCCGGTTTTGCTTTTCGGACCGAGGGTGCATAGCGCCTCTTTTTGGCGGATCGGCCATAGGGATTGTAGCGGCTTGACTTGCGTTTGCTTCTTGCAGCAGGCATTTGGTTTCGTATTCAATAGTAAAGTTGCACGCGCAGGACGGGCCGTGCACAGAGGTGGGGGGTCAGTATTACCCCCACCTCTGTGTTTTGTGCAATTCCGCAGGATCCTCAAAACACAGCTTTACTCCATTTCAAAATAGCCGTTAGCGAACACAGATCCAGGCTCTTGTCCTTCGACTTGCAGTTGCGGCCCGAAGTCGCCATCTGCAACAGCCTGGTCGCCGTTCAGCCTCTCCTGCTCCCCCATCTCCCCAATCCGCACCACCTCCCAGCGATCGGCACTGAGCTTCTCCAACAGTGGTGGCCAGTTCGCCATCACCACCAACTTGACCGGCTTGAAGAACTTGGTCGTTGAATCATACTACTGTGCCCCCCGGGGTCACTCGCGTGTGGATGTACCTTGGGACTGAAGAACACGCCATTCTTCAGCGACTCGAGAACGTCGTAGTTGAGGAAGTCCTTGTCACTCCGTGTGAGATCAAAGGCCACCATCTCCTCCCCCTTGTACGCGTGAGCGATGTCCGTCTTCTTGCCCATTTGCAGGTAGCACGCCTTGCGGTTGACCACCAGCCACTTGGCGAGCCAGCTCTTCCCCGTGTTGCCCTCCGGTTCCCAGACCCAAAGGATTTTGCGGTCGGTTTGACTACATGTAACGCCAAGGGACGTGGTTCCACCACTCCTGGCCCATCCATCTCCCATAGGTCACAAAGGTCACTCCGTCAGGTCCAGGGCTCCAATCGACGCAGTTAGAGAGGGCCCAACCAAACTGTGAGTGCTCGCGCACCTGTCGAGCTTGTCGACCACTGCCGACTGCCACTCTCTCAGGGGCTTGCCACCGAACTCGGTCTGCATTTCCGTTGCACGGCCTCCTTGAGCGAGGTCGAGACGGAGGCGATCCACCGACTTGTGGTACTTGAGCATCGCTCCTGGGTACTCCGCCCACAGCTCCGAGTTGCTCTTGCCCTCGCGCGTTGCTTCGTACAAGCCTTGGAGGTCGGAACGCCGACCGGGCGCGGGCAGTGCACCCCACTCTTCGTAGTTGTTCTCTACGTATCCCACCGATCGTTCACTGCTCTGTTGTAGTAGTCTTGGGCACACCTTTTGTGCAGTACGTCCGGTTTTGCTGGGCCGTTCCACGGGCGATCGCGAGATGCGGATCTCCTCCTCCTGCTCGTTGGATCTTCCTCTTCAGAGCTACACAACCGCAGGCGAGGCCACCGGTGTACGCAGGCCAGGTTTGTAGGTCGTACCTCGAAGCGTCGTCGCATTCGTCAGACGAAGGTATCCCTGAAGATGAGGAGTCCCATTCTCGCCCACTTCTCTCCCCATCACTCCATAGGCCACTCCCGTCAGTCCCTTCAGAGCTGCCAGTTGATCCACAGTCCAGTTGTTGACGGTCAGGCACCATGATCGGCTTCGGGACATCGGGCACTATGCTCATCATAGATTCGCCAATCTAGCCGTACTAGATTGAGATTCAGAGACGAGATTCAGACGAGATTCGGAATAGGGTTGTGAGGTCGAATAGTAAATCGGCACGCGCATGTACCCCCGGTCTTGGACATCATGCGGACACGGACATCAGCCCATCCGCGCCGGCCGGTGTTGCTATTACTTACTATTAGTAATGTCCCAATGTCGTTGTAATGTCTCAATGTCATCTCCCGAATATCCATCTCCCTGGACCTGGGGCCACCCCCTGGTAATCGATCCCAGAGCGGGCCGGAGGCCCGCGCGCGCGTCGGCACGCCCGGCGCGCGAGCGAAGCGAGCCGCAGCGAGCGAAGCGAGCGTAGGGCGGAGCGCAACTCGTAATCCCATCCGTGCCCGATCCAATAATCCAAACGCGGAGCGAGCGTAGCGAGCGTAGCTGTGCGTTACTCGTACTATGTGTTTACTGACTGTGGTCAGGTGCAGGGCCGAAGGCCCTGCTGGGGGTTGGGGGGCGAAGCCCCCCAGTAGAAGGAATCACCCAGTGAATGAAGCTCGCGCCACGTAAGTGATGTCAGCGCTGCCGGAAGCTTGCGAGTGGCATGCCAGCAAGTGGAAGCTATTGTCCACGATGCTGCCCACGAGTCCAGTGGAGGCGTTGAAGTTCATGGTACAGTTGCACTTGATTGAGAACTTGAAAGGTACTCGTTGTCCATTCCAGGCGCCGTCAGTGCCGTCGTTGAATGCACTAGTTGGCGGTCGTTTGATGACCTTAGAGTAGAGGATCTTGTAGCGTCCCCAGCCATCAGGCTTAGTCATCAGCATCCCAGCCGCGTCAGCGGATAGTGAGGCATTTCCGTCACTGCCGATACCTGGTCCCAGGACGTTCTCTGCGGACAGTGCTGTGCCGTTGGTCCTTGTGTCTTTGACAATGACGATTCGCACGTAGCCTCCATGTAGTGCAGCCGTGCCGGTGTCCACCTGGTTGAAGACGACGTGGCCAGCCACTCGAATGGTCTTCATGAAGATGCGTCGTCCGTCTCGGTCGGCGTATCCAGTTCCTTGTTGAGGAACGGGCAAACATCCATACACAGCGGTTTGTTGTCTTGGGTTGAGTTCACAGTCTGCCCAGGTGTCGTCATTGTTGGACAGCTTGTGAGCAGTAGTAGAATCCAGATAGCCGTCAACATACTTGGTCTCTGCAGTGCGACCCATTCGTCGGGCCAGATAGGATCCGTTTCTCCTTGCAGCAGCCTAGGGCGGCGTGCCGGTTTTGCTTTTCGGACCGAGGGTGCATAGCGCCTCTTTTTGGCGGATCGGCCATAGGGATTGTAGCGGCTTGACTTGCGT